CAAAGTTGTTAAAGGTGTGCCGTTTGACGATACATACCCAGGAGTGTTTAGCCCAATTAAAACCTACGCTATTGTTATGAAGCGATATGCTAAAAACATTAGCGATGCTCTTCGGGTAGAAGACACCAGAACAGCAGACAATATGGTGCTTGGTTCTTTAGAAGAGGGAGCAATTGATAACGCTTTAAATATCTGGACAGGTAAAAAGGTTGCACTTGTAGAGGGATCGAATGTTTCTCCGACTGACCCAACTTTAGAAAGCTTTAACAAGAACATACTGTCTTCACTTAACATGGCATACAAAAATGTAACAGGTGGTGACATTCCTGAGTACATGCCAGCCGAGCTACGCTTTAGACGCAATATGCCTGTTGGGTCTTCTGGACGTAAAGCACATAGCGTTAGCCGCATGAGAGCAATCAACAATGCAAGACAAGTAAAGCATGTTAAAGTCACAAAAGACATTAAAGCCGTATCAAACGAAGCTATGCGCAAGTCAGCAGATAACGCTCTCAAAGCAAACGAGCCGTTGCCTGATTTTAACAAAATGGATTTGGACACATTGCTAGCAAACTGGCATCGCTTTGGTCAAACCAGATTGCGTACACAGGTTGCTCAACACGCTGTTGATTTAAGCCACCAAGAAATGCCTGTCGAAGTAACAACTGCTGCCAGAATATTTAAAGATGGCGCAAGTTACATGGAGCTAATGGACATTGCTTGGAAAGCAAAAGCTGATGGTAATAACGACCATGTAAATTTGGTTATCCACGAATTACAGAAACGTAAAAACAAAAAGACAGGAAAGAAATATGCGCCCCCAGAAGTTAATAACGCTATTACTAAAGCTCAAGAAGCTAAAGAATACTTTAACCAAGGTGAAGCAACTAGCAATGGCGTTCCTCCGAAAGCGCCGTATTCGTTAAGGTCATGGCTTGAACCGCTGTCTCACCGTAAGGCAAGGACAGAATATGTGCTGCGTACAATGTCAAGTATGCTTGCTTATATGGGTGCTGATTTACCATTCAATCCCAAAAGCCCAGAGTATGACGACTTTAGAAAGTTAATGCGCAAAGAAGCCGCAACGCTAGAAAAATCTGACGACATAACTAGCCCCGTGTCTACTCTATCTGGGTATTTGTTTAACGATAATGTTATTGACCCAACAAGTATAGAATTGATTGAGAAGCTTGCAGCGAAGTTTGACATAGAACCAAAAGATTTGGTGGCTCGCATTGTGGTTGAAGACACAGATATGCAGACCAAGCCAACTACAGTCAAAAACTTAATGGAACAATTGTCTGGTGAAGATCGCTTTCATTTAGAAGACGCCATAAATGATGTTCGTCAAAACATGATCCCTGCAATTGGCGTTGTAACTAAAGGTTTAATTGCACAACCAGCCGCAAGAAAACGTTTTCCATTAATACCGACACAAGGCGAATACATTGCTCCTAATGTTACAGTTAGGAAAGGATCGCCTACTGTTCACTTTACTGAAACAGTGCCAGCCGAACACGCTACTGCTTACGTTGATGATGTAATAGATAATATGTCAAGCACACAGTTAGCAGCAGCCCGTCGCTTCACACAATCTGACAATCCAACAGTGTATTATGCTGCCGTTAGCAAGCTAGGTGGCTTGTCTTCTGGTGTTAAACTTAGAAGATTGCCGTCAAATACTATTACTAATCACAAAGATAAATTACTAGAAAACTACAATGACCCAATGGTGCGCGAGCAAGTTAGTGATTTGTTAGATGAAATATCTTTAACGTCAGACGAAATAGCTCGCGTCCAATTTACGCCAGACGATAGCCCAGCAGTAAAACGCCATGCTAACTTTTTATTTGAATACGAAAAAACTTTACGCAATGAACTTAAAACTCGTTGGGGTGTAGACGCTGACATTGAAACAACGCCAGTATTTGTTCGAGACACAAAACCAGCGACGTTTGACAACAAGGTCACAACAAACCACCCTGTTTTTACTGAGCTAACATCAGCAATACTAAGAGATAGTGAAGGGAAAAACGCAGAAGCTATTGGCGGTATTATAAATGAACTTGAGGGTTTAGATTTACCTAGAGGTGACAACGTTTACAACGCTCTTGTTGCTATGGCTGGATCACCGCAAAAGCTAAACAGAATTATGAAGCAGCTTGATTTTACTAGCTACGAAGTAAACGGCGTTAAGACCTTAATTAACTCTTCTGACATGCGTTACATCAGAGACTATGCTTTTGCAGAAACAGACTTGAACCATACGGTTGGCATAGATGCGAGTGCATCTAGCGCAAATACAACTTGGGTTGAGGCTGCAACGTTAGGCGATCAAGGTGGCGAAAACATGCGCCGCTCTATTTTTAGCGCACTGGAAAGCGTTGGCGTATCGCCAGCGTTTGTCGATACTATGGACAAATTGCGTAGAGGAAAGAAAGCAACAGAAGAAGATGCACAGAATATGCGTCAAGCTGCAACATTCTGGACAACACGCAACAACCCAGAAATTTTAGCAAACTCAGGAATGACTTTCTTATCTAAAGTATTCAACCCACTTAAAGGTGGTGGTGGTCACTATGAACGTCATGCGGTAGCAGTCTCAAAAATTTGTACGCCACTTCTTAAAAAATTAAACAATTTGCCTGATGGCGGCAACTTAGTATCACGTTGGTTTAAAGATGGCGCAGTGCAAATGTACGAAGCAGCAGGGGATGCGATTGGGTTTGTACCTTCTAACAAATCGTCTCAACCGTTATCGCACACCCGTATTATGAAAGCGCTACGGCAAGGGCATCGTGACGGTTTAAGCACCGATGCTGAAAAAGAAATTTACGATATGGTGCGTGGTTACTTCGATCAGACAATGCAACGTATGCGTCGTGAAGGAATGAACGTTGGTAAAATCGAAAACAACTATGTGCCACAGGTTTACCGAAAAGACATTATCGAAGCTGATCGCCCAGAGTTCGAGCGTCGTTTAGCATTATACTTTATGAAAGAAGATGAAGCTAGACCAAGAGGGCCAAGACGACCAAACAAAATGACACAAGCACAAGCTGAGTTTAAGGCTAAAGCTATGGCCGATCAGTTAGTTGCTGACGATGGGGTACAACGTATGCCAGATAATAATATCAGGCGCACACCCTCTGACAACAACAACTCAGACCATGCGTTTCAACGGATGATCCGTCTTGATTTGTTTCCAGAGTTTATTGATCCAGACAATCCAAACAATCTTTCTAACTACTTAGAGAACGACGTTATGGTTGTCGTTAGTAAGTACGCTGATGCAGCCGAACGTGACATAGATTTGTTTAAGAACTTTGGCGCTGGGCATCACGCTATAGACGATTACTTCATAGCGTTAAACAGCACCCCATCTAGCGTTGAAGCGCTTGCTTCTCTACTCAAAGGTCAAAAGGTTTCATCCAAACTACGCTTTGTACGCAACCCAGCCGACCAAGATATAGTTAAAAAGAAATTTGACTTTACATACATGGAAGCACCACCAAGCTTAATGGCAGAGGGTAGAGCAGAGTACCACGCTAGAGAGCTTGTCAGAATGGCTCAAAGCGGAAATATGAAACATGAAATGGCAGAGTATATGAACCGCATATACCGCCGTTCAGAAACTGAACTTGCGGAGCTATCACCAGCCGAACGACGCATGGAACTTATGAAGCAAAAGAACTTCAAGTTAAGAGCAGAAGCAATTGCTGACGGTCTTCACACGGCCAATGGTGGGTTGTCGCCTGTCCATAGAAAGAACCAGCTACATGCCAGAGGTTTCTTGAACGCTGTAAGACGTAGACCAATCAATGATGAAACAGCATATTCTGAAATGGCCGAGACAACTCAGAAGTGGCTAACAGGATTTAACGCTGTAACATTGCTGCCGTTTACTACACTAACGTCAATGGGTGATACCATGCTGCCGTTAGTACAGTCTGGTAATTTTCAAGCGTGGGTTAGAGGAATTAAAAATTACGCTCAAGACGAAGACTACCGAGAAATGGTAAAAAATATTGGGGCTGCTACCGAAAACATAACTTACAAATACATGACGCAAGCCTTTGGCGTTGACAGTACCAAGTTCACTAACGGTTACTTTAATGCAACACTATTAACACCTTGGACAGAAATGTGGCGTAACATAGCATCGGCTATTGGTTATGAACATTTACGAATGATGCAGCGTCAGGCGATTAACGAGCCTAACACTCGCAAAGGTCGTATAGGTAAACGACAGATGGATGCTTACGGATTGCAGGACTTCTATCAAAACAATGCGCCAGAATTAGAAAACGTAATGGACAACCATAGCGAAGAGTATTTCCAAGTTGCTACAGCGTTAAACAGATTTACAAACGAAGCAATCTTTACACCCAATCCTTCTGATAATCCTGTTTGGGGTCAGACGCCAATTGGCAAGATTGTGTATCAGCTTAAATCATTTCCAATGATGATGTGGCGTTTGCACCGTAGAGCGTGGAATAGGTTTTTGGACAACCCACAAGATGCTGACATTGCGCCATTGCTATATATGTATTCCGCAGCGCCAGCGATGGGATTTGCAGCCGCAAATATTAAAGACATTGTTCAAGGACGTGGTGGCGAAGACAACCGAGAATTTAAATTCAGAGAGCGTTCACTTAAAGAGCAGTTCGCATGGGCTGAAAACATGGATGATGATACTGCTAAGTATCTTGGTTGGTATTGGGATGGCTTTGTCGTCATGGGTGGCATGGGTTTGATTGGTGAAATGTTATATGACATTGGTTCAAACGTAGACAACGGAGCATTTGGTCAGGTAAGAATTGGCGAAGTTGTACTTGGGCCGTCAATGGGATTGTTTAACGATGGCCTTACCGTTGGCTCTGGCATTAGTGATATTATTAGCGACAGTCTTGGCGGCACATCATCCAACTACAAAGAGAGAGAAATGGTTGATACGTTATTCCACAGGTTCGCTCCACCTCTTGGGTCTATGCCAGCACTACGAGAAGACTTTGTTGATGCCGTTGCTGGTGAGCCATCTGAAAGAAAAAATAAAAGCGGTGGCGGTATCAGTTCGAGAATAAACTCTAAGATTGATTATTAGACTTTAGATCAATCAGCATATTTATATATGTCTGCGCTTTCTTTAAATCCTCAAGTCCATTCTTGTGGGGATAGCGCCATATATATTTGATAATGTTGCCACGCAAAAAGGCTTCGTAACCTTCGTCGCCTACTGCCGAGCGTATAGCTTCCGTACATTCAACCTTGCCTTGAGTATAATGCGAAGGGCTATTAATTATGTCTTCTTTGTCCATTTGCTGAGTGCTATCTTATTTTTAATTTCAACTTCTTTACATCGCAACTCAACTAACCGAGACTTTTCAAAGCGGTGCTTGACGTTAGCTTTGTGTAAGTTGTCGCTGCCCCATTCTGTTTTAGTAAGAATTGTGACGCGATCTGCTATGCTTTCGACTTCCAATTCTTTTTCTAAAATCTTTTTTTGAACGTCAGTCAGGTCGCTATAATAATCAGCCTTATCTTCATCGCTCATGCCTTGGCCTCTGGTCTAAATAGAGTATAACTTTCGCAAACTTCACCAGCTTCTTTGTAGTCAAGGCGACAAGTAAAGCCCCCATCCTCATTAGCAAATGAATGTTCGCAGAAGCGACACTCTGGTTTAACGTCGGGGATGTCCCAACAACTACTATTTTTAAAGCAGAAGCGGCAACGAAAGTCGTC